ACGAATTTGCGGATAGCGGCTTTGCCCGCCTTGTCGTTGTCGAGTGCCCATACCCACCGCACTCCTGTTGCTACACAGTTATCCAGTGCAGTTTGTGGATAATTTGAACAGGACAGCACCGCAACCGCCTTGATACCGTTTTGCCACAGCGAGATGGCGTCAATAATGCCCTCGGTAATCCACACCTCGTCACCATCCTGGATAATCATCTCCGGTGGCTGCCACCAAAGCCCGGCGTGCGGCCCACTGAAATTCTGCTTGCGCACCTCGCGACTGCCGTCGGCGTTGACGATTTCGACTGGGTCAACAAAACGTTCCATGTACGATGTACTGCCCGGCAAGTAGAAACGCACAGTGGCCGTGCCGCTTTGTGCCTGCCCACTCCACCACTTTTCCTGAGTGTAGTAGTGTTTCATCATCATGGTGTTGAGGCCGCGCGCCTCACGCATGTAGGCATCGGCGGTGGCATTCGGGTTTTGCGGCGTGCTGGGGAAGCGCTTGTTGTACTGGCCGAATTCCTCCGGATACAAGTCGCGGACGGAGTACTCCATGCCGCACTTGTTCTCGCGGCCACAGCGCAGCACCCACGGCGATTGCGCCGAAGTAAAGAGCGATTTTTTGCCACAAGCAGGACATTTGCCCTGGTTAAGCCAGCGCCCGTCATCACTTTTCTTAAAGCCAAACTCGCTGAGTATCCGAGGCACAATGCGCCCGGCTAGCTCTTCATTCATCTCGGCCATATGTCCCTCGCTTACAGCAGCGCGCTTTGTTGCTCGCGCGCTGTGCGGGCGCGGACAAATTCAACCAGCTCGCGCAGCGATATCGCGTGCTGTTGCCCACCGTCGTTGATGATGGCGCAAGCGGTGGATGAATCGTCAATGGACAATCCCCAGCCCTCTTTGGCCAGCCCTGCGGATTCGTGTTCGGCGATGGCACGGGCTGCCGTCAGTTCGGCGCGGTGGGTATCAATTTTGACCAGCTCTTGCAGATAGTCGCGGCAAGCGGCGAGGCGTTCGTCGCGGCTGTAGCCGGGCTGCCAAGGACGGGCGACAAACTCGCGCGCCAGGTCAAGAGCACGGTCTTGCACCGCGTCACAGACGGGGATGGCCGTGATTTGGGGTTGGAAAAGGCCGCTTGCCGGCGATATTTGCCGGACCACTTCGGAGCGAATGAGGTAGGTCGCGCCGCAGTGCGGGTTTTGGCACGCTGCGTATTGTTCGCGCATGGCATCATGCTGCTGGTGGCTGCCTTGAATGCGCATCGGAGCACCACACGCCGGGCAAGGGAAATGGCGTAAGGGTTGGCTCATAAAGCGCCCCCCTTCTTTTCGCATTTTTCGACCAACGACCAGAATTCAAGCAAGGCTTCACCGACGGTGTCAAAAAACTGGGTGGGGTGGACTTTGTCCGGGTTCGTGTACATACGGATACTGGGACCAACCTCGTCACATGACCAGTAGATACTGGATACAGCAAATCGCGCTGAGAGCTGCGTTGTTCCGTCTTCAAAAAACGAGACATAGCAAGTGATGCCCCGCTCAATCAAACGAGCGGCGACAGCAGAGAAAATCAGTTTCAAAGTGTCTTTATCCACGGCGTCCTCCTTGTCGTAGCCAGGCGAGGCATTCCGGCTGTTCATTGGCCGGCAGGTGTGGGCAGAGTTCGGCAACATGGTGGGCATGTGCCTCACTGTGTATGCTGGCGGGGACTTCGTCCACACCAAGCAGGGCGATGGCAAAAGTGGCGGCGGAAAACAGCAGAGCAATGCCGCCAAGGATGATGTCGCGCAGATGGTAGACGTGGGCAGTCTTCATGCGGCACCCCCGAACATCTCCTGCTGCGCCTCTTCCTCGCGCGGACAACCCAGTCCGTCGAGCGCAAGCGCGATCAAATACGACAGACGCGCCTTTTCCTCGCCGACGGCGTGGCGACGCATCACGAACAGCTCTTTCAGCGATTTGTGCTGCCCGGCTTTTACCGCAATGCCGTGCATTTCATACTGGTACAACGCACCGGCCCATTCCTTTTGCATCGCCAGCAGCCAGTCGGCGGCATCGGCTTTGCCTTTGGCGCGCAAGATGGATGTGTTTACCCTTGCCAAATACATATGCACCCGGTCGAGGCGGAGGCAAAGCTGCTTTGTCAACAGCGTTTTTTCGGGATACCCGTATCCCGGATTTGCCGTCTGGCACCCCGCCGAAGCGGGCCCGGCGGAACAATTTTGCCCCGCGAGCAGCGCCTCAACAGCCTCGGGCTCACCCAGATACACATCGGTCGGCAGGCAGGCCAGCTCCTGCAGGCCATACAGCTCGGCATTATCGGCGGTGCCGGCCGTGCGCCGCGCCATCTTCCAGTCCAGGCCGAGCAGACTGACCACCGGCCGGAAAGGCACATATTGCACACCTTGTGCCTCCAGCACGGTGAGCATCAGCCCGTGAAAAGGCAGTAAAGAAACCGGACGGGCAATCATGCGCCACCTCCACAGCCCAGCGACTTGCGCGCCAGGGTCAAAAGCGCCTGATACTCGTCCGGGGCGATGGCCAGCGAATTGGCCGGCTGAATATGTAGCCCGGCGGGGAAATGCGGCGAGGGCAGCGCCATCACCAGGGCGAACTCGCCGACCCGTAGGCCACGCTCGCCACTGCGGATACGCGACACGGCGGAAGCGTCCAGTTCCAGCACCTCGGCCATTTCCTGACTGGGGATGGAAAGCAAATGCGCTTGCAGGGCCAGCGCCAAATCACTCTTGCTGGTCATTGCGCACCGCCTTCTCCATACTCGGTGTCCAGCATATGGCGCACTGCGCGATATGCCAGGGTACTGATCGGGGTTTTGGTGCGACGTGCCAGTTTTTCCAGTTGCTTCCGGTCAGTCTTGGAAAGACGTATCAGCACGGGTTTGTGCATGCGCGGTTCTGGGCGTGATAAATCAAGGAGTGTCATATATAATCCTTGCGTAAGCGTAAGAGTAAGCGAAAACGGGATAAACCACGGGATTGCAAATACTTGCGCCGACCACCTGTGATCGGGGAATCCCGGTTGTAGTGGGGGAAGGGGCAGTTGTGTAGTTTGTCGACTTAGGCAACTGTCCCGCCTTGGTAAGCTTTACGCTAACCGTAGGCACATAGTATGGAACAAACGGTTACTTGTCAATATCGGTAGAACGAATGGGAAACTTTGCTGAGCGGTTAAAGGAAATCAGGTTGCAAAAAAACCTTACGCAAGAGGCGTTTGCTGCGATTGCTGGGGTCACCAAGAAAAGTCAGCTCAACTATGAAAAAGGCGAACGGAGTCCCGATGCGGACTATTTGATGCGTCTTGCTGAGGAAGGGCTAGATGTGAAGTACCTGCTAACCGGGAAGCATGACCGTAGCAAATTGAATTACATCCAGGGACAGCTATTAGATTTCTACGATAAGGCAGACGACGACAGCCGGGCGGCAGTTTTTGATTTATTCATGGTTGAACAATCCGGCGAATCTGCCCAACAGACACTGACGTACAAACAGAATGTGATGGAGTATCTGACGGGGCACCGTCAATATGGCGATACGAGCCAAGAAGAGACGGAATTATTACATTTATGGAGACAGACAGAACCTGTTATCAAGAAGGTAATTCTCAATATACTAAATACAGGAGGTTATGGTGCAGCAGAGATAAAAACAGAAAATATAGCGAACGTAAAAAAATCAATTGTTTTTGGTGGCGTAAATATAACAGGAACAAAACATGAAACGGAAGGATAACAACCTTATAAACATAATAAGATCCAAGATATTTGGAGATGTATCTATCAACATTACCAACGAAGCCTCTAAAGAGGAACGTATTTGGTATATCAAAGAACTACGTAAAGATTGGGTTAACTTTTGGATATGGCCACTCGCTCTTATAACTGTTTGCATGGTGATAGGTAAAGCTCTGTACAATTGTTGGATTGGTATAGCAAATCCCATAATGAATTCATCAAGGCCAATAGAATATTTATTTTCAAATTCTTCCTACTGGGGGAAACTTATGTATTACCACTTAAGGATTTTACTGAATGATCTGATTTACATGACTGGTTTACTGATTTTTACATTAGCTATATTAAAAGTAATTAGTCTCTTTCGTTATAGAATTAAATAAGGAAATCGTTCATGACAAAAACTATTCTGATCAGCGCCCTAACCCTCCTCTCCTTCACGGCAAGCAGCAAGGAATACCCCATGCGCTGCCTGGAAAACCCGCAGGAATGGTCGGCCCATTATGCCAATCCCACCCAGACGGTTGACAAAAAGGCGCGGCAGAATCTGACGCAATGGACACCCAAAGTTACCGCACTGTGGCAGGAGTTGGAGACTGTCCTTGCCAGCGCAGATTTTCAGGCACAGGGCATGGCCGCCGCTTCTTTTCAGGCATGGGCCGACAAACAAGATAAGCTGCTGCGCGCCGTGCAGCAGAGCCTGCGCAAATTTTCCTATACCGGCACGGATTATGAGGTCTGCACGCAGGCACTGACCTACGGTATTACCTTCCAGAAGGAATATGCGCGTGCCTTGGCGGCCTATCACGATCCCGCGCATCCAGAGGTGCAACAAGCAGCAGCCGACCTGCAGAAATACCTGCAACACCTGCCGCAGTGATCGCAATACCCCGCTTGCTCCGGCTGCTATGCCTGCTATCTCTCGCTGCTTGCACACCGCTGCCGCCGCAGGCAGTACCATTACAGGCACAACGCCCGGCCCCAATCCCTGCCGTCGCCGGACAGCCGCTGCTATCGCCCTCGCCCATACCACCGCGTGCCTCCCGCAGCGGGAAGGCGGAAAAGCTTGACAGCAGCAAGGCCTACCGCTGTGGTGGCCGCAAGACTTGCCGTCAGATCGCCAGTTGCGAGGAAGCCTACTATCTCTTGCACCATTGTGGCCTCTCGCGCTTGGACCGGGATGGCGATGGCATCCCCTGCGAGTCGCTGTGCCAATGAAGCAGCGGCATTATGAGTAGTGATAACGGCAGGCAATCAGGGTGATGGTGGCGTCATCAACGGCATAGACCAGGCGGTGTGTATCATCAATGCGACGAGACCAGAATCCCGCGAGATTGGCTTTCAGCGCTTCCGGCTTGCCGATGCCACCAAAAGGCTCGCGACGGATCTCGCGAATGAGCTGGTTGATGCGTTTGAGGGTCTTGCGATCCTGCCCCTGCCAATAGAGATAATCTTCCCAGGCAGCATCGGTGAAGGTGAGCAGGCGCTCAGTCATCACTTAGCGTCCGCTCACGCTGTTGTCCGGCATGATATTGGGCGATGGACCGTTGCAGGTGCGCCGCGTTGGCCGGGGAACGCAGGAGGTGTACGGTTTCCATCAGGCTGTTGTAATAGTCCAGCGACATGATGACCGCATCTGCGGCATCACGACGGCTGATGAGAGTGGGGGTGGCGTCGCTTGCCACCTGATCCAGCACGGTTTTCAGGTGATTGCGGGCATCGGTGAAAGAGATCGTGTGCATGGGGATTACCTGTACAAATACTTGTACAAGTATAGTCTTTCTTCCCGCCTACGCCAAACGGCTCAATTCCTCGCACTGTATCGAACAGGTGTAACCGTTATCCCCCAGCGAGTGGGTAATCTCTTTAATGAACCAGCGCACGGCGTCAATCTGTGGCTTGAAACCCTGCGTGATGAGCGGCTGTTCGGCGAAGAGATCAGCGCGGCCTACGGCGAGATTGAGGGTCAAAGTGCGCGAGCGGGTTTTGATGCGCTTCATTTCCGCTTCTGCCGCTGCTTTCGCCTCTTTTTCGCTGTTGTAGGTCTGTTTCAGGTGGCGGCGGTAGCCGTCTGCTCCGACCTCGGCTTTCTTCCGTTTCGCCCCTTTTTTATCGTGCCAGTAGGCAACAACCCCGGTTACGCGGTCGTCACGATCGGCATCGGTAAAGTCATGGCTGTCGCCCTCGCTGCGGTGGATGGTGACAGTTGGCAGCGCTTGTCCTGAGGAGGTCTTCCCTGCCGCGCGCACCGTGAAGAGTAGGCGACCGTCTTTCACCGTGCCGACGGCGTCATGTTCTTGCGCCAGGCGGGTGACAAGGTGGGCGTCGCTTTCGTTAGTCTGATCGAGGTGGTCGATGCTGATGCCGGCCAGCTCTTGCGATACGGCTGGGGTCAGTTCATGGCGCGCGGCGATGGTGCCGATAATGGCGCCGATGGTGGTCTTGTGGTAGCTCTGTTCGCGCTCTTCGAGCAAGGTTTTCCGAAAATCCGCCGAGCGGGCACGGATGGTGATGACATCCGGCGGGCCGTGGTGGCCGATTTCATCGACGATGTAGCTGCCCCGGTTTTGTTCGCGCCCGGCAAAACCGAAGACAGCGGTCAGCTTCTTGCCCTTGCTCGGCAGTTCCACCATGCCGTCGCTGTCGTCGATTTCTACAGTCAGCTCGTCCACCTCCATGCCGTTTTTATCGATGAGGGAGAGCGAGATGAGGCGGCCGCGCAGTTCGAGGGGACGGCCTTCCAGGATGAGTTGATAAATCGGTGTCATCAGAACAACCTCGTAATCAGCGGCAGCAGCGGCGCGAGTTTGCCGTACTCGCTGTAGCGGCCGTCGTAGCGTTTCAACGCCAGCTGGAATTCGATGCGCTGTGCGTTACCGTCGAAGATGAGTTCGCTCGCGGTTTCGTTGAGCGAGGCGATCAGCCAGTAGCCCAGTACCTTGCCGTCGCCGCGCATCAGCAAATACGGCTCACCGCGCTCGGCCATTTCGCGCAGCATGTTGAGGCTGGATGGCCCGCCGGTGTAGGCGGGCATCAGCACTCCATTCAGGGTGATTTGGTCTTCACCGCGCCCGACAAATTGATAAGCGGGTTCGCCGCCGGTGCGGTTGTTGGATGGCCAGCGCCACTCTGTACTGCGTTGCACACTATCAAAAGGGGCGGTGTGGACGCTGAAAACAAAAAGCCCGTAACACATCAGCATGGTTTCCTCCTATCAAGCCGGGGCGGCATCGTACATTGCGCTGCGCATACCCGCCGCCTGTTTGCGGCGTTCGGCGGCCAGGGCGCTGCCGACCTCTTTCTTGACGTTCGCCGCCAGTTCCTTGCTGTCCATCCCTTGGGCGTTGATGTTGACGTTGACCGTCGGCGCGTAATTGCTGGACAGTGGCTGGCCACGGGTGACGGGGGTCAGCGGCTTGGCCGCCGGTGGCCTGGGTACGCTGCTATTGCCGAGGACGCCGGCGTTGCGCATGGCGTTGAGCGTCTCCTCGCGCTTCTTGTCTAATG